CCTCGGTGGCACCGACCTGCGCGGCCTTCATGAACACGATCCGCTGTGTCGGATCGCCGGGGCTCAGCCGGTCCATGATCTCGCGCATATAAGGCGTGCGCACGGTGCGATACCGCCCGGGTTCGGCCGAGGCGCGGCCCGAGAGCATCCGGTGCCGGTCCGCCCATTCCGAGACGGTCAGGTCCGGGTCGGGCCGCAGCCCGTTGCCCCAGGCGCGCAGGATCTCGCCCGCGCCGTCGAAATCCGTCAGGCCATCGCCGCTCTCACCGGAAGTCGGGCCGGACCTCGGCGAGTTCGTCGAGGTGGGCGCGTACATGTTTCTCCAAGGCCTTCTGCATGGCGGCCGCCTCAACGCCGAGTTCGGCCGCCATCAGCGCCGCCGCGCGCGCCGGCCAGTTCACCCAGGCATCGCGCTCCTCGCGTGCCAGCCGGAACACGACCGCAACCGCCCGGGCGCGGTCGACGAGTTCTCCCTTGAGCTTCTGAAGCCGGATGCGCCGCTCCTGGGCCTTCAGCACCTCATTCGCGGTCTTGGCCTGCAGGAAGGTCGTGCCGCTGCCGACGGGTGGCGCGGCAAGCCCTTGTTCCCGCAGAGTGTCGCCAACGGCGGACACGGCCGCGTCGGATACCGGCTTGAGCTTGGGTGCCGTGGTGCGCCGGGACTTAGACGGGTCCGTCATCGCCGCCCGGCGTGTATCGCTCGCCTCTGCGTCGATGCTGCCATCCTCATGGAGGACCAGCCGTCCAGCCGCCTTCGCCTTCTGGATCGCGCCCCGCGAGAGACCGACGCGCGCGGCGTATTGGCGCTCGCTCAGCCCCTGCATGGCGTTCTCCGATTATTGTTCAGGTTCAAGTGCTTATCGAGTTGATAAGCGGTTCGGACAGAGCGAACGTGGCTTTCAAGACTACGCTGCAACTCGCCACGAGGAGCCACAGAGATGACCCGACGCGCCACCGACAACTCGAAGGCACTCGACGCCTTCATCGCCGCCAAGCTGGAGATCGACAGCATGCTGGAACGCCTCAAGGCGCTCAGCGACGACCACTTCGAAACCAATCCCGACGAGATCAACTGGGGCCATGTCGGCTCCCTGAGCCACTACCGCGACAAGCTGCGCGAGATCACCGACATAGCGTTCCGCGAGGGCGAGCACGCCGGGTGAAATCCTGCACCTGCCTGAACTCCGGCCGCGCCGTGCCGCGCGGCTTGGGGTCGTAGAAGGGCCGCGACGGTTGCGGTTCAATCCAAGGAGACGACCCCATGACCAAGCTCACCGACACGCAAGCCGTAATTCTCAGCGCCGCCGCTCAACGCGACAGTCACAATGTCCTGCCGCTTCCGGGTTCCCTGCGCGGAGGCGCCGCCACCAAGGTGGTGGAGACGATGATCGCCAAAGGCTTCATCGAGGAAGTCGATGCCGACGTCCGCAAGGGCGAGCTTGTCTGGCGCGAGACCGGGGACGGTCACGGCACCACGCTGGTGGCGACCAACGCAGGCCTCGCCGCCATTGGCATCAAGCCCGAGGGCACCAGCACCGCGCCTGAAAGCGCGCCGGACACCCCCGCCGAGCAGACGGAAGCGCCCAAGGCGCGGATATCGCGAGAAGGCACCAAACAGGCCACGCTGATCGCGATGCTCCGCGCGCCGGGAGGTGCCACCATCGCCGAGATTGTCGCGGCAACTGAATGGCAACCGCACACGGTGCGCGGCGCGATGGCGGGCGCTCTCAAGAAAAAGCTTGGTCTCGAAGTGGCCTCCGAGAAGGTCGAGGGCCGAGGGCGGGTTTACCGGCTTCCACCGGCTTGAAGACACGACGTTTTCCAGACCCGATGCCGCCGCCCGATCCGGGCGGCGGTTTTCATCTGGCATGGCGAAACCGAATCTCCTCGAACAGCCGCCGCAGCGCGTAGGAACGCCCAATGCTGACCACCGTGAAAATCGCACCCATCATGAGATTCTGCGCCAGTGTGGTGTGCAGCCCGAAGATCGGGAAGATCAGGATCTGGGTCACCACCGCCACGCCGTAGCCGACGGCGACATTGACAAGGGACTCGACGAGAGACATGGCGCGGCTCTGTTTCATGCTGGCACCCCGTCATTCATCGGCCAGCAGTTCAGCCGCCAGAGTTCTGAGCGCATGCGCTGCAACCAACGGGACCACTCCGTTGCCACAGAGGCGAAGCCGGTCCACCCGATGGGCCAGCCCATCAGCGCCTCGACGAACAGCGGGTTCAAGGTTCGGCGCGGCTCGGAGGTATCGCTCCCAGCCATCGGCGTCACCAGGACCTGGCGGCCAAGCAGGCCGTTCACCGGTGTGTTCGCCAATGTCGTCGCCCCATCCTTGTGATCCCGCGCCGTCGGCGTCATCCACATCCCCGCCGCATGGGTCAGGTCGGCACTCCTGCGGTTGCCCGCGCTCGGCTTGCAGCCGTCGTTCGCCATCGGCGTCGGCCAATCCCGCGCCATCCGGTCCAGACCCTTCTCGTCCTTCCTTTCGCCACCTCGGCTGCGAAAGCTGTCGGTCTGCGGCGTCGGCCACAACGCGGCCGTCGTCGCGAGGTTCATGCCGTGCTGCCCCGCTGCCTGCGAGGGCGTCGGCTTCGTCTGCCGGTTTTCGTTGGCACTGGCCCTCGGCGTCGGCCAAAACCGCAGCATCTCCGTCCGGTTCCCGCCACTCGACCGGGTTCCAGAGCAAGCGCGCGGGGTCGGCCAGCTCGTCCCCCTCGCGGATGGCGAGGATGAAGAGCCGCTCGCGCTTGTGGGGCGCGCCGACCTCCGCCGCCGTGAAGAGGCCTGCCGCAAGCTTGTAGCCCATGCCGACCAGTCCGCTGGCGACTTCGGGGAAGCCGAGCCGGAGATGATGGGCGACGTTCTCAAGGAAGACAAAGGGCGGCTCGACCTCGCCGATGATGCGGGCGACATGAGGCCAGAGGTGGCGTGGGTCGTCGGCACCCCGGCGCTTGCCCGCGACGGAGAACGGCTGGCACGGATAGCCCGCAGTGACGATGTCCACCGCGCCGCGCCACGGGCGGCCGTCGAAGGTGGCAACATCGTCCCAGACAACAGCCTGATCCAGGGACGCGTCTTCCATCCGCGCCACGAGAGTGGCTGCGGCGTAGGTTTCCCGTTCGACATGGCCCACAGCACGATATCCGGGGCAGGCGATTGCGAGCCCGAGGTCAAGGCCGCCGGCGCCAGAACAGAGCGAGAGGCCGAACAGACAAGCGTCTCCGGCTCCGGAAGCGCGTCCGGAGGAAGGTAAAGCCAAGTCATGCATGTCACGCGGCGGTCTTGCGCTTTCGCGCGGGTACGGACACGGGTTTGCTGTCGGTCGTTTCCGTGGATGCGGTTTCGTCGCCGCCCAACCGTTCGGCCTTCACCTGCACGAAGGTCCGGCCGTCGCCGTCGAGGACCGCCTCGCGGCCCGTGTCCGCCTGCCAGCGCTCCACGGTGACATCGACATAGGCCGGGCTGATCTCCATTGCGAAGACACGCCGGCCGTTGGCCTCGCCCGCCATGATCTGCGAGCCGGAGCCAGAGAATGGCTCGTAGCAGAGCCCGCCGCGAGCCACATGCTGGCGCATCGGTATCCCGAAGGCGTCGAGCGGTTTCGGCGTCGGGTGGTCGGGGCGCTCATCCTTGGCGAAGGACGGCATTTCCCACGTCGAGGGCAGCGTCTCCTCGGCGACCTTCGGCGGACGGTTCGGGCGCCGCCAGCCCATGAAGCAGGGCTCGTGCTTCCAAAGGTAATGGGACCGGGTCAGGACGCCGCGGTCCTTCACCCAGATGATCTGCTGATGGACGAAGGCGCCGGCCTTCTCCCAGCAAGCCTCCAGCATCGCTTGGCGGCGAGAGGCGTGCCAGCAATACCAGGCGGCGTCCTCGGTGATCGCCTCGGCCACTGCGGCGGCTATGAAGCCGTCGTAAAGCTCCGCGCCCTGCGAACTGTCGTCCCAGGTGACGCCGTAGGATTGGCTCCAATCCTTGTTCCGCGTCGGGTGGTTCGAGCCGTCGTAGTCCACGAGATACGGCGGGTCGGTGGCGAACAGGACCGCACGCTCGCCGTTCATCAGACGGCGTACATCCTGATGGTTCGTACTGTCGCCGCAGAGCAGCCGGTGATCGCCGAGGATCCATAGATCGCCCGTGCGCGAGGCCGGATTGCGCGGCGGCTCGGGGATGGTCACGGGCGGCACCGAGCCGCCAACCCCGCCGTCTTCATCGTCCGCGTCCGGATCGAGCGCGAGGAGCTTGTCGAGTTCGCCGTCGGAGAATCCGACCAGCGACAGATCGAAGTCCTCGGCCAGCAGTCCCTGCAGCTCGGCGGACAGCAACGCCTCGTCCCAGCTTCCCAGTTCCGTCAGCTTGTTGTCCGCGATGCGGTAGGCCCGGCGCTGCGCCTCGGTCAGATGACCGAGCACGATCACCGGTGCCTCCGTCAGCCCCAGCTGCGTCGCGGCAAGCACGCGCCCATGGCCTGCGATCAGCTCCCCGTCCTCGGCCACGAGGCAGGGCACGGTCCAGCCGAACTCGGCCATGCTGGCGGCAATCTTGGCGACCTGGTCCGCGCCGTGCACCTTCGAGTTCTTGGCGTAGGGCTGGAGGCGCGAAAGCGGCCAGGTCTCGATCCGCTCAGGGGCGAAGCTCAGCGTCATGGGTCGGATGGGTCCGTGGATCGAAGTGGACACCTGTGGTCCTGGACTCCGGAGACCGCGCTGGACTCCGTGCAGAGTCCAGCGGGCGCGACGGGCGTCCGGCCATCAGGCGCGTGTTCGTTGGTGGTTTCTCGGGATTGGCGTGGATCCGGATACCGGGTGGCTTCCCAAAAATCCGGCCCTGTCGCTGGCGATCCATCGCGCCTCGCCCGCCAGCATACGATTTCCGCCAGGAAGGACCCGCGAACTCGTCTGGAAGCGGGACCAAGGCCGCGACGCGCGCGCCTCTCCCGAGGATAGTCAAAAACCTAGCCCGATCCGCCGTTTATGTCCGTTCGAAAACTGTCCGACGGACACCTTCCTCGCCATCGCTCAGCGCTGCGCCGCCCCAGCCAGCTCGATTACTTTGCGCTTCGAATAGCTGCGGTTGAGCCGCCGACCGTTAAGCCGGAATGCGATCACGCAGAGCGCATAGAGCCAGTGCTCGTGCGCCGCCGACCGCTGCAATCCGACGGTCCAGCAGATGGTTTTCCAGCGCTCGCCGTAGGCGCGCAGCCAGACGATCTTGCCGTCGATCGGATCGAGCCCCACCGTCCAGCTGAGCGTCTCCTCCATCCGGCTGATCGCGGCGGGTGACGGGATGACACGCATCGGCTTTGGCTCCTGTCCGACCTTGTCGGCGAAGCTATGGATGACCTCCGGCCAGACGCTGAAATATCCCTGCCGCCGGGGTTCGGGCAGGCGCTTGAGCACGAAGGCCGCTTCCGCTAGACGTTCCTCGACGAGGCTCGGTGTCCACTGGGTCATCGACGCGCCTCCTTCGCCTGATCGCGGTCGCCATAGAGCTTCTCGCCGAGTTGCCGGACGAGCTCACGCTCGGGCCAGGTCAGCCGGTCGTCATCGAGAGAGACCGCGAGGACACGCTGCTCGCGCCAGCCATCGCGCTTGACTTGATCGGGGGTGCGGCGCTGGCCGCCATATCCGCGTGGCGTCCACCTCACAGCACACCTCCCCGGGTCTCCATCGCCCAGAGCAGGATCGCGATTGCGTCGGCCTCGTTGTCGTCGGCGGGTTGGAACCCGCGCTGGCGCATCGCGGCGAGCACGGCATCCTTGCCGGCGTTGCCCTTGCCCGTGGCGAAGCGTTTGATGGTGCCGACAGGAACGCCCTGATAGGCGACGCCCTCACGCTCGCACCAAGCGGTCAACGTCGCCAGGAAACCGCCGTAGAGGTGGGCGGCGTCAGTGCCGATATGGCGCCGGACCTCCTCGAAATAGATCGCGGCCAACCCACCGCTGTCGTCGGCCAGTTGTTCGAGCCAGCGCTGGAAACGCAGGTACCGCATGCCGCCGCCATCGAAGCGTCCGGAGCGGAAGCTGGCGGTTCCGCTGTGCACGATCCCGCCCGCCAGGCTCGCCCAGCCCGTGGTGGTGCCGAGATCCAGGGCGAGAATGGCGCCGCCCGCGGATGTCGAGATGACCGGGGCCGGATGGGGCGCGCTCTTTGGGAGGGGTGACGGGCACTGGCTCATGGTGGTGGGTCCTTCTCGTCTGATGTCGGTGAGGGGATGGACGGCACGGTGCCTGCGCGCGCGAAGCCCCTGGGGGTGGGAGTGGGAGAACCCGCTCGGCGCGGTTCTCCCCCACCCCCGAAGGGGGTGGCTTTCACCCCCACAACTTCGAGAGCGCAGCAACTCATTGAATATTATGTAGAAATCGAAGTTGGGACGGTCCATGGCGCGGGTCGCGTTCCCAACTTGAATCTGCGAAAGGCCGCGCAGCGGAGCGCGCGGGAGCCAAGGTAGTTGGGACGAGCTTTCCCAACTTGAATGTGCGCGGGATGGCTGGGCGGAGCGCGGCGGCGCGAAAAGCAACGAAAGTAGTTGGGAAGCTGGCCGCCCAGCTCGCCGCAACTTGCCACAACTTGATCCTGCGTAAGTCGGCGTAGTCGGGATGAGCTGCCGCATCACGAGGTCTCCTCCGTCTGATAGACCCAGACCAGGGGGTTCTCGACCGGCAGCGCCGCGCCGCTCTGCGGGCATTTGTAGGTGCTGGGAAGGACCGGGATCCGGACGGGCACGACCTCGCCGGTGTCGGGGTCCGCCGTCTCTTCTCCGGTCGGGAACGCCATGCCCTCGACGCAGAGATAGCCGAACTTCGAGCGCGAGGTTGGCAGACCGAACGGCGCGCCATCGCGAACGAACTTGATGAAACCCTTTGTGGCCAGCACGCTGATCCGTTCGCGGATCGTGTCCTTGCCGCCGAGCCCGGCCTGGTTCTCGAAGCTCTCGGCGAATTGCAGCGCGGTGTAGAGCCGGCCGGCCTCGGCCTCATCGAAGAGCAGTTGAAGGATCACGTCGTGTTTGCGCGCGCGCTCGGCGTCGAGCTTCTCGCCGAACTCGCGACGCACGAGCCTTGTCTCCGAGCGGTCGATCGCGATCCAGCGTCCGTCCGCCTTGTCGACGATCATCGGCTCGATGCCGGGGCCGTTGCGGAGCTCGAAATGCAGCATCCGCTCCGGTCGGTCCTCGTCGGGCCGGTGCATGATCACCCCGGAGGTGTAGAAGCTGCGGAGGCTACCCGCGCCCGAGAGCGCCATGAACGGGTCCTCGACGAGCTGCTTCTTGGTGATCTTGCGGGTGTGATGGCAGAGGATCAGGCCGGCATCCGGGGCTACGGCGTCCCGCAGGGCCTCGACCCGCTCCTGCAGGAAGAAGAGCATCGCGGTGTTGTCGTTCTCCCCGCCGCCGTCCGGACCCCCATCGAAGAGATTGCGGATCGGGTCGATGCAGAGGATGTCGGGCGCGCCATGGCCGTAGTGGGCGCGGACCGCGGCGATGGTCAGGCCCACGCCGCCGGCGTCGAGCAACATGCGGACCTTCGGCGTGGCGACGAGATTATCGCGCGCTGCGGCCAGGAGCGTCGGCTCGATCCGGATGGCCTGGAGGCGCTCCCGCAGATAATGGTACTGGATCTCCGCCTGCAGATAGAAGATCCGCAGCGGCCGGCTTGGCGCAAAGCCAAGGAAGGGCACGCCCGCCGCCATGTGGACAAGCAGACTGATCAGGAAGTCGCTCTTGCCGACCTTGGGCGCGCCGCCGAGCACCAGCATCCCGCCGGGCGTCAGCAAACGCGGCGCGATGATGTCGTCGGGCATCGGGCTCACGTCGTCGAGCAGTGCGCCGAGCGTGAAAACCGGCAGCGCAGACATCGGCGGCACGGCGATCCGTTCGAGGGCCGGCCCATGGCGCTCTTCGTGCAGCCGCCAGAGGCGCTGTGCTTCCGAGGCGAGACGTTCGAGTGGCCAGCTGGGACGGAGCTGGGCGGCGTTGTACTGGCAGATCGCCTCCCACGCGTCGTCGCGGCTCATGCGGCCCTCGTGAGCCATGCGGACGTAGTGGCCGATCGCGGCGCTCGCCCCCTGGAAGCGGGTCCAATCGTCCGATCCGCCTTCGCGGACCGGCGTCGTCAGGACATCGGTGATCGACGGTTTGTCGGTCGAGGGGGCTGGCTCGGAACCAACGCCGGCAAGCGGCGGCATGTCGGCGACGAGCTCGGCGAAGTCGCGCAAATGGACCTCGACCCGCGGGCTGTGGCGGCGGATGTTGACCAGCCGCTTGAAGCCGCCCTTGTGATAGACGGAGCCGGCCAGACGGATCGGCTGGTGGGCCGAGCGGAAATGCGTGTCGCCGCCGACCTTGACCGCAATGTCGCCGCGCAACCGACATAGCAGCGAGATGTCCTCGCCCTCGGCCGGTTCACTCAAGCGCCACCAGACATGCAGCTTGTCGAGACCGTCCGGCGTCCGGCCGCCGCTTTCGACGAGCAGTGTCGGCTCGCCGAGATGCCGGATGAGGTGGTCGAGCTTGGCCGCAATATCTCCGGCGTCGAGGTCGACCAGGACCGTCTGCATCTGCTGGACATCGGCGGCCTTGGCCTTGCCGGTCTCGGCGACCGTTCCCGGCACCACATAGAAGGCCGCCCCTTCGCGTGCTGCCCAACCGGCGAAGGAAACCGCCTTCTCCAGCAAACTGTCGTCGATCTCGATCCAGGCGTTGTGGGGTCGGCCGTCGATGCCTTGGCCCTTGTCCACGAACCCGCGCAGGGGCACCCAGCCCTCGCAGTAACCGAAGACGACGTCGAGAAAGACGGCGATCTGCTCGTGATCCGGCTCGATGTCGAACGGATCGGCCTGCGGCGCGGCGTCGTTGAAGTCGCGCCAGGCATCGAGGGAGACGACCTTGTTCTCGCTCATGCCGGCAGCCCCCAGCAGCGTTCCGCCCACGGGCACATCCGGCACTCGTGGAAGTCACGGGTCGTGGCGATGCGCGGCAGCAGATCCCCTGCATCCGTCGCCTGAAGGATCCGCACGGCGCGGTCGCTCATGCGTTGGGCGAGCCCCGCGTCGAACGGCACGAGCTCGTGGTGCAATTCGGCGGTATCCTTGTTGATGGCGGTGAAGAGCGCGGGATTGTCGGAGATGCCGGGGACCTGCGCCTCCATGTAGGCCTGGTAGAGGGCCATCTGGGACGCATAGACAGGCTTAGTGACAACCACGCCCTTGGCCACGGTCTCGCGCCAGTTCCTGGCGTTCATTGTCTTGCATTCCCAGAGCGCGGGAACGCCGATGCCCAGCAGCTGGGGTGCGGCGGCGATGATCCCATCGACATGACCGCGGATGCGGCCGCCAGCGACCGAGAAGCCGAATTGCTCGCCGTCCGGACGGTTGCCCTTGCGGGTATAGAGGTCGAACCCGGCACCGCGCAGCCAGCGGATGGCAAGATCTTCGAGCGCGTGTCCGATCTCGAAGATCCGCAGAGTCTGGCCAGAGAACTCCCGGCCCTCATCCTTCGGCGCACCCGCGAACTCGAATTGCAGAGCGCGCTCACAGCCGTGTCCAAGGCGGGAGCCGCCGAGATAGGTCCTGGGCGCAACCGCCGCGCGTTCAGCGGCGATCGCCTCGTCGATCACCGCATTGATGCGTTCGGCGCAGGTGGGGCGGTGGTTGTAGTCGAGCATCAGAACGGCACCTCCGCGTCGGCGTCGGCTGCCATGGCGTGCATAGCGTCCTGAAAGCCGCCGACGGCGGCCTCGATGAGCGTGAGGACCTGCTTCTCCGTGAGGTCGGAAAAGCGCGCCTGCCAGCCGATCTCCTCCATGATCTCGGCGACCGGCTTCATGGCGGCGCGGATCGCCGCCTTCTCCTGTTCGGTGAGATCAACCATGGCCCAGCGCTCCCGCGCCAAGCGCGTCCAGAAGCCTTGGCAGGCCATCGAGCAGAACCAGACCGAGGGGCGCGGTTGCTTCGACCGCACCGGGTCGAACCAGCCAAAGCCACGGGTGGGTCGCCGGCAGACAGCACAGAGCGTTCCACGCGGATGCCAGAGCCGCCGTCGGTCCTCGGCCGTGATGAGGGTAGGACAGGCCATGGCTCATGCCGCCCTCCCGATGGCTGCTTCGGGCGCGGCATCGGCCGCGCCGAAGACGAGGGAGCGGATAGCGTCGCGGTTGAAGCGAAAGGCCAGCAGCGCCGAGGCCTGGTAGCGGGTCAGCCCGAAATCCTGCCGGTACTCCGGAGGCAGGAAGGCAAGCTGCCGGTCGGTGGGCGGCTGGTTCAACCAGCGGCGCGTCTTATGGGCGCTCTCGTCGCTCTCATGCTCGTTGAGCCAATCGTCGGCCGCCGCGAGGCAAACGGTGCGTTCGCCCACGGCCAACAGATGAGGGCGCTGCTTCTGAAGGCCCCCGATGCCGTACCAACGACCGTTCAGGAAGAAGACACCGCCCCATGCGTTGAAGCCGTTGGCGATGAGCGCGGCATCGTCGCCGAAGAGATCGCACCAACGAAAACTCGACCGCTTCAGGAGGTCGATCTCGGACATCACGAAGTCGTCGAGCGGCGTTGCTTCGCCGCCTTCGGGACGCGCCCAGACATAACCGCACAGCGGGCATTCGATGGTGGCGAGCGGCACGATGGCGCCGCAGTCCGGGCAATCCTTGGTGGGCGCTTCGCCGGAGGGCTCGCGTCCGTTCAGGTCGACGTCTTGCTCCAGCGATCCGTGCAGCAGGGTCGACGTGCCGAAGTCGAGCACGATGCAGTCGGTCTTGATGACGCCGGGATGTTCCTCGGGCGAGACCGTGCGCAGGCCGCGACCGACCATCTGGATCATGGTCGACTTGTAGGAGCTCGGCCGCAGCAGCACGACGCAGCCCGTCGGCGGATGATCCCAGCCCTCGGTCAGCACCGCGACATTGACGACGACCCGCAGCTCTCCGGCGGCGTAGGCGTCGAGGGTCGTCTTGCGGTCGGTATCGGCCATGTCGCCGTGGATCAGCCCAGCGGCGACACCGGCCGCGTTGAAGGCGGCTGTCACGTTGCGCGCGTGGTCCACGGTTGAGCAGAACACCACCGTCTGGCGCTCGCCCGCCTTTTCCCGCCAGTGGCGGATGACGGCGTCCGTGACCGGCGACCGGTTCATGATCGCGTCGACCTCGGCCATGTCGAAATCGTCGACCGTGCGACGCACCTTGGTGAGCTGGTCCTGGACGCCGACATCGATGACGAAGGTGCGCGGCGGCACGAGATGGCCGGAGGCGATAAGTTCGCCGATCCGGATCTGATCGGCGACGTTCGAGAACACCGGGCGCAGACCGCGCTTGTCGCCCCGGTTGGGCGTCGCGGTGACGCCGTAGATCCGGCACATGGCATTGCGCTGGAGCGCGGTGTCGATGATGCGCCTATAGCTGTCGGCTGCCGCGTGATGCGCCTCGTCGATCACCAGGAGGTCGAGCGCGGGCAGCTGGTCGAGATTGCCCGCGCGCGCCAGCGTCGGCACCATCGCGAAGGTGACCTGTCCAGCCCACGACTTCTCCTTCGCATCGACGACCGAGGTCGTGATCTTCGGGTTCACCCGGCCGAACTTGCTGCGGTTCTGAGCGGTCAACTCGTCGCGGTGGGCGAGCACGCAGGCCTTGGCGCCCGTGCTCTTCGGGGTTTCGCCGACCATGCGACCGACGACCCCCGAGAGCATGATCGTTTTGCCGGCTCCGGTCGGGGCCACGCCGAGGGTGTTTCCGTGTTCGTCGAGCGCGCGGACGCTGCGCTCGACGAACTGCTTCTGGCGGGGACGCAGCAGCATGGCAGCCTCACTGCGCCCAGGACGGGCGCGCGCCCGGCTGCGGCATGGAGGGCGGGGAAGGCTGAGCCTGCGGCTGCGCTGCCACACCGGGCACGCCGCCCATGAGAGCGGCATAGTCCTTGTGATCCGGCGTAACGGCCGCGCGGATCTCGTTTTTCTCCTCGCCGTTGGTGTCGGTGCCGATGTCGATCCGCGCCACGAACTCGAGCCCGTCGAGATCGGCAAAGCCGCTGATGCGACGCGCGGCCTGGGCCTGAGCGGACGTGTCCTTGTCCGAAATGCCGCGCGCGGAGTTGAGCATGCCGCGGATCAGGCTGCGGCCCATGTTCGCCCAGTCCGGCCCCTTGGGGCTGTAGAGCCCGATCAGGGTGAAGATCTTGCGCCGTGCGAAGGGCCCTTCGAGAACCGTGAACTCGCCCGAGAGATAGACCGAGCCGGTGGTCCCCCGCGTGGCGTATCCGCCGGTCCAGCCCTGCGCCGGATCGTCGAATCCGCCCGGACGGATCGTCAGGCGCACCTTGGCCAGCGTGCCCTTGGGGATGATGTTGCTGTTCTGCTTGGCATCATTGAAATCGTTCCAGGATCCAGTCATGGCTGGGGTCTCCTCGTTCAGGCGTTTTCGGAATGGGTGGGGGCGTCGGAGGTCGGCGCCGTCGCCGCCGGGGGCGGGCTGCGATAGGCCAGCCGCTCGGAGGCGGGCTTCACGGGGCCGCGGATCTTGGCCATCAGGCGGCCGAGATGCGGCTCCTCGATCAGGTCGAGACGGCCGGATCGATCCTTCGCCGGGAAGTTCCAGGGGTTGATCGTCTGGCAGACGAAGGCACGGTACGGCGCGCCGGACTCGTCCTTGATCTCGGCCATCGTTAGGACTTCATCGACAATGCCGGGCAGCTCGAGGCCGGTCTTCGAGCCGTCGATCTGCGGCTGAAAGATGCGCCGATTGAAGTCATCAAGCTTCTCGTCGAGGATCCCGACGAACCAGACGTTCTTAGCCCGCGTGTGCTGGAGATGCGTGAGCCACGCGATCATCTCGCGGCCGTGCAGGCCGTAGGCGCCGCGGACATCGGGCTTGCCGGTCTT